ACAACCGAGTCTGTTGGATATGTGGCAAGTGGGGCGCCGACACCATTGACCACGTCGTGCCGCGTGCTCGTGGTGGCGGCAACAACGAGGACAACCTCAGGCCAGCGCACGCGCGCTGCAACAGCGGACGGAGAGCATGATCGTTTTTCTCTCTCGCCCGCCCCAGCACCCTCTTGCTTCGTCGCGCGCAATTCCGATGAGGTCATCCCGATGATTCGAGGCCGCAAGCCCCGCCTGGCGCCCGCCACCCTGCCCCGGTTGCGGGCCACCAGGCCGCATTTGCAATTCGCCGAGTTCGCCCGGGCGCACCTGCGCCACGTCAAGGGCGAATGGGCGGGCTCCCCCTTGGTGCTCGCACCCTGGCAGATGCGGGACATCATCCGGCCGATGTTCTCGACGCTGCGCCCGGATGGCCTGCGGCGCTTCCGCCAGGTCTACGTGGAAATTCCTAGACGCAACGGCAAAAGCAGTTTGGCGGCCGCGTGTGCCCTCTGGGCCCTGCTCTATGACGGCGAACCCGGCGCCGACGTCGTGAGCGCCGCGGCCGACAAGCAGCAAGCCGACGTGGTGTTCTCCATTGCGCGGCAGATGGTCGAACAGGCGCCGGCGCTCAAGGCGATGATCCAGGTCTACAAGCGCGAGCTGGTGGTGCCCTCGACGCAGTCCGCCTACCGCGTGATCTCGTCGGAGAGTTACACCAAGCACGGCCTGAGCCTCTCGGCGGTCATCGTGGACGAGCTGCACGCCCACGAGTCGCGCGACCTGCTCGACGTGCTCTTGACCTCCATGGGCTCGCGGCGGCAGCCGCTCGCCTTCATCATCTCGACGGCCGGCGTGGGGCGCGACTCCGTCGCCTGGCAGTTCCACGAGCACGCCCTCCAGGTCAACGCCGGCGTGCTCGACGATCCGCAGTTCCTCGGGGTGCTCTACGGCGCCAAGGATGAGGACGACTGGACGTCGCCGGCCGTCTGGAAGGCCGCGAATCCCGGCTATGGCGTCAGCATCAAGGCGGACTATCTCGCCGCGGAGTGCCGCCGGGCGCAGCAGATGCCGGCGTATGAGAACGCCTTCAAGCGGTTGCACCTGAATCTCTGGACGGCGAGCGAGACGAAGTGGCTTGATCTGGCGAGCTGGGACCGTGGCGCCGTCCCCGTGGACCCCGCGGCGCTGGCCGGGCGCTCCTGCTTCGTCGGGGTGGACTTGTCCTCCACGAAGGACCTCTCCGCGGTGGTGGCCCTCTTCCCCACCGAGGACGGCAGCTACGACGTCCTGTGCGACTTCTGGTTGCCCAAGGCCATGCTGCCCGACCGCGTGCAGCGTCACGGCACGTTCGCCGCGTGGGCTACGCAAGGATTCCTGCATCTCACCGACGGCAACGTGATCGACCACGAGGCCATCGAGCGCCACATCCGGGCGCTCGGCGAGCGCTACCGCGTCGAGTCCATCGCGATTGACCCGTGGAACGCCACCCAGATGCTCGCCCGGCTTCAGGCCGACAACCTCCCCGCGGTGCCCCAGCCGCAGACCATCGGGGCCCTGACGGCCGGCACGAAAGCGCTGGAGTCCCTCGTGCTCACCGGGAAGCTCCGTCACGGAGGCCATCCGGTGCTGCGCTGGTGCGCGGCCAACGTCACCGTGGACACCGACCACGCGGAGAACATCAAGCCCTCGAAGAAGAAGTCGAGCGAGCGGATCGACGGCATCGCGGCCCTGGTCAATGCCCTGACGGTGGCGCTGCCCGCCGTGACCTTGGGGTCCATCTACGACCACCGGGCGCCGGTGTTGATCGACCTGTAAGGTTCCTTGTAAATATGCTTCGACAAGCATAATATCGGCGCCAATGCCCGACGAGCTGGAAATCCGGTCGCTGCCGGACAGCCTCCGCGCGGACCTGGGCGAGGGCCGCCCACCCCGCCTTGCCGGCTACGCCATCCGGACCGGGGTGCCCTCGCAGGACCTCGGCGGCTTCGTCGAGATCATCGCGCCCCAGGCGCTCACCCGGGCCCTGGACGGGGACGTCGTGGCGCTCCGGAACCACGACCAGCACCATGTGCTGGGCCGCCGGTCCGCCAAGACGCTGCGCCTGGCGGTGGATGCCCTCGGCCTCCAGTTCGAGGTGGACGTGCCCGAGGCCGAGCGGAGCCTGGTTGAATCCGTCGCCCGGGGCGATCTGCCCGGCGCGTCCTTCGCCTTCACCCACGCCGTCGATACGTGGGACCTCCGGTCATCGCCACCCGTCCGCACCATCACGAGCATGGCGCTCCGGGAGATCAGCGCCGGCGTCGTGTTTCCGGCCTACCCGCAAGCGACCGTCGCCCTGCGGTCCCTCGATGCCGCCCGAACCGCCACGAAGGAGACGCCTGTGCCTGACAGCCCGCCCGTCATCGTCGCCGACCCCGTGCCGCCCGTGCCGCCCGTCGTGACCGACCGCAGCGTCCCCGAGGCGGCCGAGGTGCGCGTGCTGGGCAAGGATGATTCCGTCCGCGCGTGGGTGGAGGAGCGCAGCCACCACCCGAAGGAGTACGCCCATCTGCGTCTCGGCGACGTGCTCCGCGCCCTCATCACGGGGCCGCGGAACGAGCTGGAGAAGCGCGCCTTGAGCGAGGGCACCGACTCGGCCGGCGGCTACACGGTGCCCGATATCCTGATGGCGCGCTGGATCGACCGGCTCCGGAACGCCCTGGTCATCGTCCGCGCCGGCGCCCAGACGGTGCCGCTCACCAGCGACACCGTGAAGATTGCCCGTCTGCTCGCCGACCCCACGGCCGCGTGGCGCAGTGAGAACGCCGCGGTGGCGGAGTCGGATCCGACCTTCGAGGCGGTGACCTTCACGCCGCGCTCGCTCGACGTCTTCACCAAGGTCTCGCGCGAGCTGCTCGAAGACAGCATCAACATCGGCGAGATGCTGGAGGCCTCGCTCGTGCGCTCGTTCAGCGTGGAGGTGGACCGCACGTGTCTCGCCGGCTCCGGGACCCCGCCGCAACCGCGCGGGCTGCGCTCCACGACCAACGTGAACGAGGTGTCGCAGGGGACCAATGGCGCCGCGCTCACCAGCTACGATCCCATTCTCGACCTGCTCGCGCTGCTCTGGGCCGACAACGTGACCGACGTCACCACGGCCATCATGGCGCCGCGCACGCTGGCCACCATCGCGAAGTTCAAGGAAGCGACCACCAACGCGCCGCTGGCCCGGCCGCCGGTGCTCGCCGGCTGGAATTTCCTGCAGACGGCCAACGTCTCCATCGCCGAGACACAAGGCGGCGCGAGCACCGCGAGCACCCTCTACCTCGGCGACTGGTCGCAGATGCTGCTCGGGTTCCGGACGGAGATGCAAGTCGAGGTGGCCCGCGAGCTCTACCGTGGGAACTATCAGTACGGCTACTTCGGCCATCTGCGCTTCGACATGCAGGTAACGCACCCCGAGTCCTTCGGGCGCCTCATCGGGATCATTCCGTGACCGCGGAGAAGAAGCCGGCCCCGCCGGTGCCCCCGGCCCCGGCGCCCCCGGCGCGCCGTGTGCCCGGCCACGCGCCGACGTGCCCGTGCGAGTGGTGCGCCCCGCCCGCGAGCCCGTAGGCGGGCCGTGCTCCTTCATCTCGGCCTGGTCCTCGCGCTCTCAATCCTGGTGACCCTCGCCGTCCTGGCGGCCTGGGTCCGATTCGGCGGGTAAATGCTCGGCCGGCTCTGGTCTTGGCTCACCGAGGAGCGCCGCGCCCTCGACTACACGGACCCGGCCCTCCAGCGTCTCTACGGGTCGCATTCTGGCACCAGGAGCGGCGAGCCGGTCAGCCTGGAGCGCGCCGCTGGCCTGACCGCGGTCTGGGCCTGCGTCACCCTGATTGCGGGAACGATTGCGTCGATGCCGTTGATCCTCTACCGCAAAGTCGAGGAGGACGGCCGCGAGAAGGCGAGCGAGCATCCCTTGTTCGATTGCTTGCGCCTCCGGCCCAACCCCGTCCAGAGCGTGGTGAGCTTCTGGGAAGCGATGGTGACGGCGTTGTTGTTGCGCGGGAACGCCTTCGCGTCGCTGACCCGAGACGACGATGGCCGCGTCCGGGCGCTCTGGTTCCTCAACCCGGATCGCGTGAGCCTCGACGTCACGCGCACCGGGAAGCTCCGGTACAAGGTCTCTACCGGCGGGAGTACGCAAACGGTGGAGCAGAGCGGGATGCTGCACATCTGCGGCCCGATGAGCGACGACGGCTACTCCGGGCGCAGTGTCATCACCACGTTTCGCGAGACGCTGGGGCTCGGCCTGGCGCTCGAACGCTACGGGTCGGAGTTCTTCGCCAACGCGGCGACACCCAAAGGCGTCCTCAAGGCACCGAACCGGGTGAGCGACGTCGCCATGGGCAACCTGAAACCGCCCTGGCCGAGGCACAGACCGCGCGAGGACACCGCCACCGGACGCTGATCCTCGAAGAGGGGCTTGAGTTCCAGCCCATCGGGATTAGCCACGAGGACTCGCAGTTCATCGATAGCCGGCGCTTCACCACCGAGGAGGTGGCCCGCGTCTTCGGGGTTCCGCCGCACATGGTGGGGGCGCACGTGACGGGCACGTCCTTGACGTACAGCAACGCGGAGACGGAAGGCCTGCGCCTGCTCAAGCACACCCTCGGGCCCTGGCTGGCGCGGATCACCAGCGCCGTCAACTTCGCGTGCATCTCGCCGCTGGAGCGCCGCGTGCTCTACGCGGAGTACTTGCCCGATGCGTTGCTCATGACCGACACCGCGGGGCGCTACGGCGCCTATAAGACCGGGCTCGAAGCCGGCTTCCTCACGCTCGACGAAGTCCGCCGCAAGGAGAACCTCCCGGCCCTGCCGGAGCGCATCCCCACCCTCGGGTGATGGCGCGCCTCGCGCTCTACCTCGTCGCGGGCGTGCTGGTCGGACTCCCATCGGGCTGGACCCTCGCGGAGATGCTCGGCCGACTCTTGGCCTGGTGGTGGGCGCGATGATGCGGCCCTCCGACCGGCCGGTCATCGCCGAGCCCGAGGAGCGCCCCACCCCGGCGCCCTTCCGGGTCCGCCTCGGCGACGTCGTGCACCTGAATGGCGCCATCCCGCGGGGCGCCGACCTGCGCCACGCCACCCCGAAGCGGTGTGT